GGCCAAGTACGTGCGGTTAAAAGGGCAGATGAAGCTTCTGGTCTAGCCAACGCAGCACGTGCGCGAGGTGATTTTGAAGAAGCAGATAGGCTTGAAGCGGCCGTTACTGTTGAAATGCTGTCGGCCTTTCCTTTCATGAAAGCAAAGGCGCCTAAAGTAAGCAAGAAAGGAATCATTACCGTAGCGGATGACCTCCCTGCAGGAGACGTTGTTCAAACAGACTCTCGTAAGCTATTAGATAACCTGACAGCGACCACACAAATCGAAACCCCTGCGTTAGAGGCTCCTGCACCTACAGGCGCGGCAACTGTCCCCGTTCCTCCTGCAGAAATAATTCCAGACGCAAAGGGCCATTCACTTCCGCCTATTCTTTTGACGCAGGGCACCGGCGAAAAACCGATCATGCCGGTTGTTCAAAGCTTTACTCCTCAGAACAAAGAAAAAGTTCTCGGAGAAATAGACGCGGTAGTACGAACCAATCCTAATGCGTTGGCCTCTGCAGATAACTGGCTAACTGCAGAAGCACAGGCCTTTGGCGGAGACTATCTGCCTGCGCCACCTTCTCAAGCTATTGACTACAACCAGACGCCTTCAGCGTTAGCGGCCAAACTAGATAAGCTTACGCCACAGTTAAAAGCGACGGTGGACGAGGGCTTTAGGTACGTTAACGAGATAAAGAATTTATACAACTCGAAGATTGCTACTCCAGACCTCACCGGCCGTATGTTCCTTTGGGGCATCTTGTCTCGTGGTGCGGGGCCCGTGCAGCAAGAAGCGGCATTCCTTGACCTCGTGTCAAAGGCCGAGCCCTACATTGCTAAGTCAGTTAATGGCGAGTTTACGGATGCGGACCTTACCTCTTGGAAAAAAATGGTTTCAGAAAGCTTGCCTGAGGGTTCTCCGGCTAAGCAGGTAACCATGAACGCCAACGCAGCAGGAACTCTGCTTAAGGCGTTGAGTGAAAAGTCGCCCAGTGGCCAATCGGCGCTAAAAGTTTTACACAATGACTTGGCGGACCCGAAAGTATCGGGCCCACAATTCCGTCGTAAGTTTTTTGCTTTGACGAATAAGCCCGGCATTGACAACAAGGTTGTCTCGTTCATTGGCCTAGTGTCAGGCAAAGACGATTTGTTGGTTATGGACCGTATTCAGTCTCGACATTTGTGGGATGACGGCCGATATGAAGGCAAGAACATCTATGACGGCATCAACAAAGGCGGTTTGAGCAGCATTTTAGGTGGACCACGAGGGTTGATGGTCACTGAGATGCTAGAAAACGGTCTGAAAGACTCTGCCAAGAAAGCTTATGAGATGATTGGTCGTCCACAAGACGGCAGCCTTGGCCGTATGCACTGGGAAACGTGGTTGATTGAAGGAAATCAAGGCGTATCGCACAGTACTTTGCAGTCAGTTAGGAGTGGATCACCCATTGGATTCGGTGTTACGGAAGGAAAGCCCGGCACTTTCTCCTCTGGCATGACTTATCGACAAGCAATTAACGGCCCAGTAGTCGAATATCCTCTTTCTGAGGGAAATGTAGTAAGAATGACCCCAGAAAGGCAAAAAGAATTCGAAATGTTTGTCAAAGCACCAAAAAATGGTATAGTACCTAAAGGATTTAAAGTAACAGAATCAGTTTCTGGTCCTTGGTATGAGAGACCAGAAGTCAATAGAAGGAAATTAGACGATGCCGCAAGACAATTCGAAAACGCTAACCCCGACGGCAGCCTTAGATCAGGCGATGTTAGGCCTTACGCGGGTGGGGACACCCTTTCTGAACGAAGACGAAAGTTCCTCCGCTCCTTCCGAGCCGATCAGGGCCGAAGAGCAGCCGCAACAGGCGTGGTTCAGGGACTCGATAATGGAAGACGTGCTCAAGAAGCATCCGGACCTTACCAGAGAGGAACTGTCGAGGGATATGGAGGAGATGGGCTTTTAAGCTTCTCCCCAGACTCTAATGCGTTAACTCAATACCAGAGCGCAGGCCTTAACCTGCCGGTTATTCGACAAGTAGAAGCAGCAGCTAATGCTCCTGCCTACAATATAGAAATGACCAACGCCATGAAAGACCATAGGCTAGGTGCTCAGGTAGAGATCAAGAGCCCTGAAGACCTCTCTGGCTACCGTCTCTTCAGAACTGAAGCAGGCAGCGGGTTTGCCATTAAGCCAGACGGCGACATAGTCGCTGTGTTTGCGTCGCCAAATGAGCCTAAGGGCGGAAGTTTTGCAATGCTTCAGGCGGCAGTACAGGCAGGTGGCACTAAGTTAGATGCGTTTGATACGTACCTACCTGAGATTTACGAAGCCGTAGGATTCCGCCCAGTAGCGCGTTTACCTTGGAACGATGAGTTTGCGCCACCTAACTGGGACAAGAAAGCTTTTGCCAAGTACAGCAAGGGCGAGCCGGATGTAGTGTTCTTTGTCCATGATCCAGAATACTTCGGCGGCGCTAAAGATGTTCCTGTAGTTACGGATTACGACGACGCTGTAAGGTTACAGGATGAGGCGCTAGGGGCAGTTACCGCTCCCGCTAAAACCCCCGCTAAAAAAGGCAAAGTAACCTTCCAAGCTTTTGGGGGCTCTTTAGGTGATGCTCGACAAAAGCTCGGCATTACCCCAGAAAAGATAAACCAATTCAAAGCCGCTAACAAAGGTATCAAACAAGAGCCTGTCCCTGAAGTTATGGCGGCGGCTAAAAAACTTAAAGCAGGCGAGATATCTACCTCAGAGTACAACCAAATTGTTGAAAAGTTCCAACCGATTAAGCCCTTAGGTGCAGTTCAAAAGAGACCTACCTATGAAGAAATAGCTATGGCTCTGAGCAAGAACGAAACTGACTCTGCGGGTATTGTAGGCGTCAATTTAGATGTTCCCGATGGCACTATGATTTCCTCTCGACTAGATATCCCTGCCTACGAAAACAGGGATACGTGGGTGGTAACACTACACGATGGAACAATTAACAATGGACTTGCTGTAGGATATGCACCAACGGCGGTTCTAAACGACGTTAAATTTACAACGACAAAGGCAGCAGCGGCTTTAAACATGGCCACTAAAGATACAAGTAAGGGAACAATTGCTAGAATCAACGGAAGTTTTGAAAACCGTGATCCTGCAGCCGTAGAACAACTAGCCAAAGATATTTTGAATGGAACCGCGCCTGATGCAGGGGAGTGGACAGAAGTTGGAATGAATCCTTTCCGACACAGTTATTTCTATCGTAAGTCAGATGGCATGCCTGTTGCTAACGCGGAGCAGGTCATTCAAGTAGGCCCTCTAGTTTTAGCTAAAAAAGTTAAAACCCGACCAATAGAAAGCCCTGAACATTTAATAAAAACTCCGAAAGGCGAGCGTTATTTCAAACATGGCGGATCAGTAGAGCGCGTGTACAATGACAACCGCACAGACAAATAGGACAAAGTCATGCCTGTAGATAAAGTCGTAAATCTGGCCCCAGTAACTGACATCATTGAACTGATGGGTGAAGAAGAGCCGGATATTGAAATCATCCTTGAGGATGACGGTAGCGCGGTCATTGAAGTTAACGAAGAAGACGACGTTGAGTTTTACAGCAACCTTGCCGAAGTCGTTGATGAGGACGAGCTCGCCGCCATTTCATCTGACTTACTGGCTTTATTTGACGCAGACAAGGCCTCTAGGCAAGACTGGGAAGAAATGTATTCCAAGGGAATGGATTTGCTCGGCCTGAAGATAGAGGACCGTACACGCCCGTTCCGTGGCGCTGCAGGCGCTGTCCACCCTATGCTGACAGAAGCCGTTGTTCAATTTCAGTCGCAGGCGTTTAAAGAGCTCATGCCCGCAGGCGGCCCTGTCCGTACTGAGACGTTAGGCAAAGAAACCATAGACAAGGTCCAACAGGCATCGCGCGTGCAGGACTTTATGAATTACCAGATCACGTCGGTGATGAAAGAATACACGCCGGAGTTTGATCAGTTACTGTTTTACGTCGGATACGGCGGTTCTGCATTTAAAAAGGTTTATTATGATGAACAATTGGGCCGTATGGTTAGTCGTTTGGTTCTTCCTGACGACCTCTATATCCCTTACAACGGGTCGAGTGTCATTTCTCAGTGCCCAAGAATCACACAGCGTATTGCAATGGACTCAAATGAGTTCAGAAAGCGCGTTGTGGCGGGGGAATACCTCGATGTAGTGGTTGACCCAGAGCAAAACCCTGTCAGCGGCAATCAAATTAGGTATTCCATCGACAAAGTTACGGGTTTAACTGCAAGTGGAGAGCCCGAAGAAATTTTCTTGCTCGAGTTCCAAGTGAATTTGGACCTTATGGGCTTTGAAGATGTCGACGAAAAGAACAACGAGACCGGAATCAAGCTGCCTTACGTCGTTACTATTGACGAAAACAGCGGTCAGGTGGTCGGAATACGCAGAAACTGGTTAGAAGATGACGAATTAAAACGTCGTCGCGAGTATTTTGTGCATTATGTGCTGATTGAAGGCCCCGGCGCTTACGGTTTAGGTTTTGTTCACTTAATTGGTGGCCTAAGTAAGACTGCAACAGCCGCTTTGCGTCAACTTCTTGACGCAGGCACGCTATCTAATCTTCCTGCAGGCTTCAAAGCGAAGGGTGCAAGGATTGCTGACGATGATAACCCTATTCAGCCGGGCGAATGGCGGGATATTGACGCCGGTGGCGCCGAGTTAAGCGGTTCACTGCTGCCCCTGCCTTACAAAGAGCCAAGCCAGACACTGTTTACGCTTCTAGGCTTTACCGTAGACGCCGGAAAGCGCCTTGCAAGCACTGCAGACATGCAAGTCGGCGACGCTAACCAACAGGCCGCTGTAGGCACTACGCTTGCGCTGTTGGAACGCGGCTCGATGGTGACTTCTGCCATACACAAGCGTCTTTACTACGCTCAGACGCAAGAATTCGAGATGTTAGCGGCAGGATTTGGGCAATTTCTACCCGATGAATACCCATATGATGTCCCCGGCGCCTCTAGATGTGTAAAAAGATCAGATTTTACCCATATGGTCGCCATATTGCCCATAGCGGACCCAAATGTATTTTCTGCGGCCCAACGCATTACTTTAGCCCAAGCGCAACTGCAGTTGGCTCAAAGTGCGCCGCAGATGCACAACATGTACGAGGCGTATTACCGTGTCTATCAGGCAATGAACGTCCGAGACATTGACGGCATCCTGAAGATGGAAACTAACCAGTTACCTAAGGACCCTGCAAGCGAGAACGCTGACGCGGCGGACAACAAGTCGCTAAAGGCTTTTGCCGGTCAGCAGCACGACGCGCATATTGCGGCCCACCTGATGATGGGCATGTCGCCTCTCATGCAGGCCAATCCTCTAGGTTCTGCTGAACTGCAGAAACATATCCTAGACCACATCCGTTTAAAGGCGGAGGAAGCTACGGAAGCAGAGCTCTTCACAGAGTATGGCGCTGACCCTGACGGCATGATTTCTGACCTTCAACGCGAGGCAATGGTGTCGATCAAAGTTGCCGAAGGCATGATGGAAATGAAGAATGTCCAGAGTCAACTTTCTGGAGAAGGAACTGGCGAAGACCCAGTGGTAGCATTGAAAGCTCAAGAGCTGCAGCAGCGCGCTGTTAAGGACCAAGCGGACATAGCCCTTAAGCAAGAAGGGGTTAAGATTGATCAGGCTAGGATTTCCCAAAACGCTGAAGCCAACCAAGCTCGAATAGATTCTCAGCAAAAAATAGCCGCAGAAAAAGCGCAGATTGCTCGGGAAAGAATCTATGCTCCTAAGCAAGGAGGCCAATAATGCCGTTGAAAAAAGGTTCTAGTAGTAAAACAATTGGTAAAAATATCAGTGAACTAGTTGGAACTTACGAAAAAAAGGGTAAAATAGGCGCCAGTAAACCTAAGAGCAAAGCTGCGGCTCAAAAACAAGCTGTAGCCATTGCTTTAAATACTGCCGGTAAATCTAACAAGATGAAATCCGGAGGCGTAGTAAGAACCGTTAAAAAACGTGACGGTAATCGCCCAGTAAAGATTTACTAAGAATGCCTCCAGACGGTGGCTCTAAACTGTCTGCTCTCATGGAAAAACGACCATGCTTGAATTCGCTGAAAGCGTATTGAAAGAAGTAAGGAAATTACAGGAAGACTCCGAGGCGATAGTGCTTAATGGCTCTATTTCCGACATGGAACGCTACCGTTTCCTTATGGGCCGTCTGGAAGGCATAAAACTTGTGGATCAGATTATCCGAGACAAACTGGATAAGTATTCAGAAGATTTTTAACCCACCTGAGGAGCCTATATGGAACCTGAAAAAAAACTTACGCCCCTAGAGGAAAAGTGGAAATCTGAAGCCAAAGAAGAAGGGCCGACGAAAACCACTCTCAACGATGCGTATACCGAAGAAGGAAAAGTCGCTGAACATGGCCTTTCTCAATCTGTATTAGACCTTATCCCAAAGCCTACTGGATGGCGACTAGCTATCCTGCCTTATCGTGGCGCTAAAACTACGAAGGGAGGCATTGTGCTTGCGGATGAAACTCGTCAAAGAACACAGTTAGCGACTAACGTCGGCTACGTGTTGAAGGCAGGGGATTTATCCTATGCTGACGAGTCTAAGTTCCCCCACGGTCCTTGGTGCAAGGAAGGTGACTGGGTAATTTTTGGTCGATACGCAGGTTCTCGGATTCAGATAGATGGTGGCGAGATTCGTTTACTAAACGATGATGAAATCTTGGGGATAGTAAATGACCCTGAAGATATTCTACACATGTAAGGAGACGTTTGATGAGTGAACCAATGAACGAAGAGCTAGACTTTAATGTTGGCGAAGACGAGCAGGAAGCCACCGTTGAAATGAATGACGACGGCTCCGATGCTAAGTTAGCGGTCGAAGAACCCCCTGCTGTTGAGGAGGCTCCCGCTAAGCAGGCTGCTCCTGCAGAAGAAGAGCTAGACGACTATTCGGGTAAAGTTAAAAAACGAATAGATAAGCTTACTGCTCGTTTAAGAGAGACGCAGCGCCGTGAAGAGGCCGCTCTAGAGTATGCCCGTAACGTAAGGCAGCAAAACGAACAGCTTGAGCAACAGTACCGTAAAACAGACACGGAAAGGCTGCAAGAAGCCCAAGGCCGTGTTGATAGCCACGTAATAGCCCTTAAACAGGTTATTAAGAAGGCACGTGAAGAAGGCGACATAGACACTGAAACAGAGGCTCAACAGCGTCTTACGTCTATGATTTGGGAGCAGCAGCGGCTTAACGAGACGTCAAACCAACGTCGTCAAGAAGCGGAAAAGCCTAAACCTGCCCAAGAACAGCCGGAAATCCTTCGCCCAAGAATGCCTGAGCCTGATTTAAAGGCGGAGGAATGGGCAGAGCAGAACCCTTGGTTCGGCACAAATACCGTGATGACCCACACAGTTAGGGGAATTCACATGGACTTGGTTCAAAAAGAAGGGTTTGACCCAAGCTCCGACGAGTACTATAGTGAGATAGATCGTAGGATGAGCCGAATATTTCCTAGTGAATACGGTACTGAGCCTACGCCACAAAACAACAGGACTAACCGACCCGTGCAAACGGTAGCCCCTGCAACCCGATCTTCGGGAGTAAATAACTCAGCACGCCGCTCTGTTAGGTTGAGTCCCAGTCAGGTTGCGATAGCAAAAAAACTCGGGGTTCCACTTGAAGAATATGCCAAATACGTTAAGGAGTGATTTAAATGAGCGATAACAACGTGCCAAAACTCAATCGCAGTGC